CACATTGGTTTGATTGGGGCATGGCTCAAGCCCCGCATACCATCCAGTATTTACCTTTGTGTTTCTCTTGCATGGGAAACTGGATGTTATTTTAGCTACGCCCGGTTTGGACGATTTTCTTTTGCTGCTCGGTGTCGCACTCGGTGTAGCAACGGGTAGTTTTTCGTCACTGGAGCTGTTTGAGGCATACATCTGGGTTGTCACGCACTTGTTTTTCCCATTGTGCGGACTCTTCTTATGCCCGTTGGGCCCAACATCAGGTTTATTGAACATTGGGTTTTGTGACGGCTTGGGATCTCTGGGTGCAAACTTGGCGTCTGCTTTGTGTCCGTTGGCGACCGGATCAGTTGCCGGGAGTAAAATCTCATTTGCCAAGACGGTAACGTCTTTTCGAGCAATGGGACCGGCTGTAGACAGGGTCGGGGGTTCGGAATTCCAAGCTTTAGTTTTATCTCTGCACCAATCAACGAAAAGATCGACACTTGCCGGGTCGAACTCTCGCGCGAAGACTTCTGATTGCCAGGAAAAGCCATCGGTCGTCATATCTTTCTGGTATGACGTTTCTCCATCACCAGCCATTTGCCTTGCGTTCCAGGAGAGATCTTCCTCTAGCTGCGCAAGAACAGTTGTTTTTGCTTTCCTGCAAAAAGCAGTATACTCAACATGGGTCTGTTCAACAATTTTCCTTGCCCAGTCGCCAACAGCAAGTGTTTTTGAATCCGATGCAAGGAAAGATGTTGCTTTCGTGTGAGCAATAACAGCATATGGGATAGTCGAGTGATTTTTCGAGAGATGGAATTTAGAGATAGCCCTCAAAGGCGAGCATATGTTAGCTGTGCTACCTTTCCACACCGATGGGGAGTAGTGCCTAGATAAAAAAGAGACGGTCTGGCCACGTGAGCGAATGTCCGAGGTCAGAGCCATGCCCCATGTTTTAAGTACACGGGTTGCGATTCCAGATTCGACGTTCCTCTGGATGGAGTCGTCACCAGCCATGAGTCCAATCATGGCATAAGCAACAGCGTCACTCAGCTTATGGGCTTTCAAAGTGCAATACCACATGAAAGCATTTCTAGCTGTGTTCAGAATACTAGTATAGGGATCACCTGAGGCTTGCGAGTTTCCTTGTTCGTACCACACACCTTTGCCTGCATTAACATCGTTCCAGTACGTTCTTTCATACCACTTGTCAATTGCAGCATGTTCGTCTGGATGAAAGTTGTTATGCAAAAATGCTAAGTCAAACTCCCGGATGAGGTGTGAGATCGTCCCATCCATCCGTTTATAATCCCCCTCGGAGATAAAGATCGTCTCAGGACTGCTAACATACATTGCAACCCTGACAGCCACTTGGAATGGTGTGAGGCCAAAAGAGTACCAATGCGTTTTCTTTGCATTTTTAGCAAGAGCAAGCGCGATACGCGAGTTCTCGATCTTGACCGTATCAGGCATTGTTGTGACATTTCTCATGTCAGCGGGTTTGCTGGCAACCTCGTTCTTTTGGAATGATTTAGTGATCCTCCCCTTGATCTTCTCAAGGGCTTCGTAAGCACGATTCGTGTGTTGTTTCTCTTCGTTATTTAGGAGTACCTGGGTTCGACGATTTTGGTTCGCATAGACATCTTCCGCACTATACCGCTTTTGTTTGCGGTCTTTCTCGGGTACTTGTTTATTGTACTCCCGAATAAATGAGGCGATGTCACCCATCTGGTAGCGTGTTGGTTTGTCCGGTATGCCCTTAGGTGCCACATCCATGACTCGTGTCTTGACCCCATGCACTGTGTTTTCCCTGCATTTTGCTGCAAGGTACGCATGCCCAGGTGTTGGCGTTGGCATAAAAGGTCCTATGCTGGGTGCTGGATTTATGGAGTGCTGATCGGGGTTTACACGATAGACACGCACATTTGGCTCACGAAAGTACTGCATTGTGCGCCTCACACTGGTGTCTTGCATGTATGTAATCGCGGCGATAAGCGTTTTCATATCTGGGCCTGTGAGTTTTGATTCGGGGACTTCACGTTGTAATGTCCCTGCATTCAGCACTTGCTTACCAGTCATATTCCAGGCCCTAACCGCCTGTACTTCTGTTTCGCTGGCTCGCACAGTCCGCGAGTCCCCACTAATCGTGAAACTGTTCTCAAGACCTTTCTTGGTCATGTGTTTCATGGCAAGGATCGTGGATCCCCCAGGTGCGAGAACGGTGGGTGGTATTTCTATGCTCGTTGGTCTAAGGCGTTTGAGGCGATGCGCAAGGATTTCCCTGAGGTGCCAAAGTGTCGTGATAGGACCATAAGATACCCTAGGATTGAGGCACCATATAGTTCTATTAGCACCGGCAGGTATATGCATGCAAAAATGCATACCCGACCTCAGGTTCCAGAACATGTCTATTAAGACCAAGTTGATGAAGAAGGAAAAAGCAAAGTAAATTGCATAGATCCATGCATCAATTGTTGTTGGGCAATAGATTTCCCACGGATACTGGAATGCCACCCATCCAATTTGGAGGACGTTATCAAAGTAGTCAGTGTAGGATGGTAGAAAAGGGCTGATATAACTCACATACGCGTCATAAACGTAACAAGCAGGTTGCGTTTCGAAGCGGAGCAAATGATCGACACAATACTCTGCCGCTGTTACATAAGGCCGCAGTGTGGGGTATGGCAATTGGGGTAGGTCAAACCATGAATAACAGCGGTTATTCATAAAAGGTAGTTTTAGTACAAAAATTCCGTCATAAAGCTGCGTCGTCTGCCAGAGGAGGTAGGTGAGCGCAGCTATGGTTGCTATGAAAAGGTAAAAGCCAAGGCGGTACAGGCTGGGCAACTCGAAGCGGATGTGGGAAACAACCTCATTGGATGTGTCCCATAGCTCCTGTTCGTACAGGCCTTCGTCACCTGCATCAAATTCCCATTTCATAGTTTTAACTTTGTAGGTGATGTTGAACTCGTCGGACTTGCATGCTGCTGCGGTTGGGCAGTGCATGTAAGCGAAAATGTTATTTCCTTTATCAACGGATTCAGCAAGGAGGGCATGAGCCTCTTTCTGTGTGTACCAATCAAGGTCATCAACAGAAGCAAGGTCATGCGTTTCATTAGGCTTCATATCACTCGTTTTGGAGTAATAGAGCGCGTCCTTGGCGGTACGGATCTTACGGTTCCCATCATTTTCCGCTCGCATGTCACGTGTAGAGAGGTTCAATGCGAAGGGTTTCTTCCCTAGTTTAGTTATTGCATAATGCATCCAATAGGCTGCTGCAGTACGGCGGCGAGCTGCTTTAGCATGCGGGTTTGAGGCGTTGAGAGTGTATTCGGCGACATCTAAAGGTATTGATGTTACCAGGTCTCGAAAACGTCCCACCCCGTGCCCGGGGATTGTGGACACCTTCATTTGAAAATGGCGGGTCACGCATTCACACAGGGTTAGGAGAGCCTGTTTTGTGATGAGTGCTGCCGTCATTTTGAAGAGGAGCCAAGCTGCATAGACCACGAGAAGTGAGGTCAGAGCAGGGAGGGCATGAAATGTAGCCCAGTAGTCGAAATTGTTGTAGAGCGATTTAGCGTAGTCCGGCCAGTTTTGGGTGCTGGCGGGATAAGATATCGGTGGAGGTACCGATAAATGCCAGGTGACGGTGTTAACCGCCTCCTGGACTCTGTGCACGGCACTCTCAATGAGAGTCCCGGCTGCGTTAGTGGGCAAAAGCCAC